CTGTAGCTATCAAGACAACAACTGACTATTCCATTCACAAATTAGATTCATTGAATCTAACGTTAACTTCTGTACCATCGAAGTATATCGGTGACGTTGATACTGGTTGGACAATGGAGTTCTCGACCATCCCGTCGCTTAAAGAGCCGGTCAACTACATGGGTGTTCAAAACTACAATGTTGACATTGCGGGTGGTATATTCACTGCGATGTCGTATCCAATTGTTGGGTTGGATTATCACGCTGCCCACAATAAACGTGCATTAACACTTAACAGTGTATTGCGCTTAGATACTCCAACTGATTTGGCGTTGCTTACAACATATACATGTACAGTTACAATAAATGCCGAAGTCTTTAACATTTCTGTTCTTGGTGCAACCGCCCAAACGATAGGTGAATTGATTGATGTAATGAATGAACAGCTTGATGGTGTTGGGTACTTTGATTTAAACCTCGGTGATCTCTATATTGTTAGCGCTGAATTGGCTCCAACTTTAATCGTTGCTGATATCACATTGTTCGCAGCAATCTCTTCGCTGACGCTTGTTCATGGTATTCTAGAAACAGTTGATACCGAATTCGAAAAAGCATTTGTCATAAGTGGTAACTATACCAGTAAGTTTATCCCGGAAGATACCTTTGTTATCGCCAACTCCACATATCTGGATGGTAACTATACCGTGGTTTCAACTTCATATAATTACACTAATGATACAACTATGATCAATGTTCTCGAAGACGTTTCGGTTCCGCTTCCACCGATTGTAACGCCGATAGACGGTGTAGCTACGATGGACAAGAGCATGGGCGTTCCGGATTCATGGGAAACAGGAACGGAAATATACTTAAACACTTACGGAACATTGACCGGACTAAGCACCGAGCGTCCATATTACGTAATTCGTTTGTATGATACGGTCGGCCCAGACTTGGTTTTAAACACAAGTACCTTCAAATTAGCATTGACACAGGAACGTGCAATATCTGGTGCGGCAATAGATACAACAAGCGTGACCTATAACGGTGCGTTGTTCGCTGGTAAATTGGAGCGTACGTTTAAGGCACTTGGTGGCGCAGCGACAAACATCAATTGGCGCATACACGCCCTTGATGATCGTGTAACGGATCATATCTATGACGGTGTGACAATTACTGGTATGCAGAATATTGTAGACTTCTTATATGGATATTCTTACTACAACGAGTCAATGGGCTTTACGCTAAACAATAACAACATTGACTCAGAATCTGGTCGTCCATCCAGCTGGGATTTGTACATTGAGAAGGCTATTGACTGGGCGTTTTCTATCCGCGCAACCCGTCAGGAATCCAAATCGCAGTACAGCGTTGTGGCACGACCATCCGACGATTCATTCGTTTTCACCAACTCAAACGTTCCTAACTGGGCGCTGGGTACAACTGTTATTCTTGAAGAGCGTTCAGGAGCAACCTTGCCGCCAGAATTTAGCTCCAGTTCAGTTATAACTGTGCCTTACTACATTGTTAAGACGGTGGCGAATACAGAAATAAAATTGGCGGCTACTGCGCTTGATGCGTCCCGTGGCAACTACATTAAATTCAACTTACCATCCACTGGCACGATTTATATGCAAGTCTTTGACAAGTTCGAGAACAAGCCAACATTTACATTTAATCCATTCAAGGAAGTCGTTGCTATACGTCAGGACGTTGGCTTGATTGGTAATATATTCGACAAGGGTAGCTACGTTTACTCGTCTACGGGTACGAAACTATCTCCGTCAGAGTTGTTCATTTCTCGCCGCGACAAGCAAACTGAAATTTCAATTCTTGGAAAGGTAAAAGACTACAACGCCGCAAATCTTGCCACCCCAATTTTGATCGGTGGCATGAAAGTTTCGACCACAACATACGAGCATATCTTATCCTTTGAAAACTACAGCGTAGCAAATGATTTAATTTATGACGCGTTCCTTGGACTAAGAACACGCCGTTTCTACACTGAATTTAATCGTCAGACCGAAAAGACCTTGCGTCCTACGTTGGGTGGTTATGTATTGAGCGGAAACAACTTAGTTCAAAACATCGAATCGACTGTAGATGACAGCCGATATTTCTTTGATGCTGTTAAATCAGTAGAAGGTAAGGAAACAACTAGCCGCGTTCGTAAGACCCTTGGTTACGATGGCCCGAAAGACTACATGACAGATATTGGTCTAAATCAAAAAACGCAGTTCCTATTCTGGAAGGCAATGATACAAAACAAAGGCACAAACTTTGCGGTAAATGCGTTCACCAATCAAAGCGGTTTGAGTGGAGCGGTTGTCGATGAATTCTGGGCATACAAGATTGCCGAATTTGGTGGTACATTCAAGCGCGAATATCCGGAAATGAAGTTACTGGCTAGTGATGCTGCTCGTAATGAATTGCGAATCGAGTTCATCCCACCAAACAACAGCGCCATAAACTCAACCTTCCAAGGTGTTGAATTGACGGATGCCAGCAGATGGTGGGACCAGCCGGATCAAATGGCCGCATGTGCGCCATACGATACATTCTTCTTCGACACAAAGGTAACAAACATATTCTACAACATGGAGAACAATATTCAGGTTCTTCGTGGTGATAATGTATTGATTCTACCTGTCGGCGTTGATGCTGTAATAATGACACATGTTCTCGGTGATACTATTCAGGTATTGGTTGAGAATGCTGACTACTCATTCATAAGCAATCGTATAATCAAATTCACAACTCCGGGCGATCCAACCGATTTGGTGAAGTTGACTGTTACAATGCTTACATATGATTTTGATGCTCAAAACCCGTCAAAAATAATCGATAGAAAGGCCGGTACAGTTGTTACCGAAGTTCCGTTCTGGAACCCGATCATCGGACAGCATCACTTGAAATCAATGGCAGTCATCGATCTAAATCGTGATACCGATCCAGCTGAATATAACTACCGTCTAAATCAAAGCTATCCGGATGCCAATAATGTGTGGACATCTGAGATGGTCGGTAAAATATGGCTGGATACAAAAAATGAGGGTTACATCCCATATAATGATCGCAGCTTGATTCTTGATATCAACGACAGAATCTTCAATTGGGGTAAGTTGGCTGATTGGGCTAACCTCGAATTGTATGAATGGACAAAAACAACCCTACATCCGGCAGACTGGGAAGCGGAAGCAGCCCTGCAAGTGAACGACTATACGATACCGGATGAGTTGAAAGTAACTGGCAACCCGAAGAAAATCCTTTATAGAAAGGAAATTCCGGAGCAGATAGCCGAACTTTGGGTTGCCGAAGAAGATCAGCACTATGAATTCATTGCTGGATTGCTGGGTGCGGCTGACGTTCCGTACAATTTGGTCGGTTCCATCGAAGTCTATGTTAATGGTCGCTACAGTCACACTCGTACCGTTGACGATGCAACGTTCTATTTGACATTCCAAGACAATTATCCAACGGGCTTCTACATTCACCTAATTAAGAGAGCGCACGTTCCAACACAAACGGAAATTGAAACCGGGTTGTACAAGTACGACACACCGTATGTTGTCCAACAAGAAATCAATACAGTCTCCGGTGATCCGTACAACGTATATTATTACTGGGTTGCCAATAAGACAAACAAGATCAAGATGACTGATCGTGAGCATACCTTAGCGGGTGTCAAGAAAGACATTCTGTACAACCCGGAACCGTATATGATCGTCCAAGGACTGCGCCCAACGGGTTCAGGCTACGGTTTGGTCTATGGTAACACCTTTGACGAATTCCAGTTTGAATTGCCGTATAGATATACTCAATTAATAATTAAAGGTCTTGAAGGTCGAGTACGCGACGACGAGCGTTATACTCTTCGCTTCACCAAGGATTTCAACTTGCGTGACCGTTTGAATGAAAATAATTTAATTCTAAAAAATGTTCATGAAGAATGGAAAGTCTTTAGACAGAAGCAGTTCAACAAGGTTGACCGCTACCTGTGGAACAAATTGATTGAGGCTATAATCGGGTTCAAGATGCTATCTGACACCATGTACGATCCGAACGTATCTTTACCATTCCTAAATCGTGTTGTCTATGACAATACTTACGGTGCGGATACCTCTATTGGATTTGCAGAGGGTCAAGTCTTCATCAACAGTGATGTTGCTAAGGAAACAATTATAGACATCTTCAACAACCCGAATAGCAATCTAGAAATTGACAACTTGCGTGAATTTGTGGAATCTATCGACTTCACGACTCCGGAAACATCAATAGAATCAATGAACAGAATCTACACTACGTTGACGGTTGAAGATGTTAATATGATATTCTTTGAGTTGCTGCATGTTGTTATGGCATCCAAGAAAGAACATAAGGAAATCTTTAAGACCTCGTGGGTGGCCTTGCAGATTTCACAGGATGTAACAACCGGTGCGAATGTGAATGATTTTATCATACATAACTTAGAAGCCGGAGAATGTCCGGATATGGTCGAATCGCTAGAAGAGGAAGAAATATAATGGCTGACACTGCTGAATTTGATTACTATTATGGCGCACAGATTCGTCGTTATATCGCCCAATTCGCCCAAGTGTTTTCGGGGATGTATGTTACTGTCGGTAAGAATGATAACGGATCAACTACAAATCAGGTCAAGGTGCCAGTCATATACGGCTCACCGGACAAGGTGGTTACGGCAATAAAAAACGAAAACACCCAAAACAAAATGGTAAGGGTTCCGATGTTCTCTTTGAAATTGGATAACATCGCCATCAATATGGACAGAAAGTCTGGTACCAATACAGAACATCGTCAAGTGGTATTTCCGGTAGGTGGTGACATCAAGAAAGACCTTCGAACAGTGTATCGCTCAAAACCGCTTCCATACAATTTCACGTTCTCTGTAACTGCCTATGCTAGCAATAGCGATCAGATGTTTCAGTTAACGGAACAAATATTGATGCTATTCGACCCGTTACTACAGTTTCAAACCAGTGATTCAATATACGATTGGACCAAAATTATCGATGCCGAAATGATCTCCCTTAACCTAGACGACAATCGAAACTCTGATACTGACGGTAGAGTTCTGATGAGTTCTTTTGGTTTCGAAGTTCGTCTCTATATGTCGCCACCGGCTAACATCAAAAACGATGTTATAAAATCCATCCGTATGCGAGTGGAAGCGATCTCTGGATCGTACGATACTGCTGAATACGTTGCAGATGTTGGTCGTCCGCTACCAGAATACGAAGAATTGTACAATCTAGACACCGAAACCATTCCACCCAATTAAATCTTTAGTGCGATCTCCTATAAATAATAGAAGAATTAAAAGCTCATAAGGAGAATCAAATGGCTAATTTAATATCGCCAAACGTTGCGGTCAGTATCATAGACGAAAGTTTCTATGTCGCTGGTCGCCAGTCTACGCTTCCGCTAATCTTCATTGCAACCGAAGATGAGAAGTTGCAGGCCGATGGCGTCACACCGGCACTTGGTACATACGAATCTGGTGTGTTGAGAGTTGTTACATCCATCAAGCAGGCTTTGGAACTATATGGTGTTCCGAAGTATTACTATGCTGCTGACGGAACCCCGCATCACGGTGACGTACGCAATGAAACAGGTCTTGATGGACTCCTAAAGTTCTTAGAAATCGCAGACCGTGCATATGTTGTTCGCGCTAACGTCAATCTAAACGACAACTACACCAGCATTAAGCAGATGTGGACTCGTAAGATTGCCGACGCTGCCGACGCCTTGAACGAAGCCGTAGAAGAATATATCATCGCATACAACGAAGTTAATCAGCTAGTCCCAGCCGATTCCGGTTACAAGGAATCTGTCACGGCAGCTGAATTGAAAGACCTATTAAACGAAGTGTTAGCAGACGTTTACCAAACTTACTCCTTTAGTTCTGATCTGTTTGCTCTCAACTTCCAAGTTGACCACACTGTAGCACACGCTGGTTATCAGGATGTCTTGTTTGACACCTTTGGTGGCTTCCTACAGTTGACGGATATCACAAGCCTAGACCTTCTAGAGACGTATGGCGCACAGATTCATGTCGTTAGCTCATCAGGCTCAACCACGTTTGACTTCACGGTCCTTGGTTCAGATGCCATTACATTTGGTGATTTGATTGACGCGTTGAATGCTACTCTTGGTGCTGACGCTACTGCTGAAATGGTAGCCGGTAGATTGAGAATTTCAAGCACCTTAACTGGTGTTACCTCAGTCGCTGAAATCACCGCAGACGGTTCAAGTGGTGTATTGCCGCTATTCTCCAACTTGCAGCTATATCAGTCAATTGCAACACCGATTGCTGGTACCGGTGCAACACCGTTGGTAGTTTACAACAATGCGTTCGACACCGCTCTTGGAACATATGACGGTCTAGATGCAATCGTTGACAGCTGGGTTGCTGGTTCAGTAGTTTCAACCGAATTCACTGGTGATGAAGCCGCGTCAGTTCTAGTTGCAGCCGCAGCTGATTATGACAATACCAAAGAATTCAAGGATGAAAGCTCTCTTGGTGTTAATGATGCTGCTCGTCGCGCAGAAGTAGTTGCTCGTCTATCCGCAGAAGTCAACAGCACACGCAACGGTGTTCGTGGTGAGAACCTAGAATACAACCTATTGGTAACTCCGGGCTTCCCAGAACTATCCGATGAAATGTTGCGCCTATCTGCTGATATGTTGGGTGAAGTATTCGTAATCGGTGATACACCAGTAGATAAGCCACCAACTGGCCCGAACGGTGTAAACAACTGGGCGCGTACTCCAGCGAGATCAACCTCTCCGGACATTGCATATGCATATCCACACGGTATTTCCACAAACATTGACGGTAAGAAGATTCTAACTACCGCAGCATCAACTCTACTAAGAGTCTTTGCATTCAATGATGCGGAAGCTGAATTGTGGTGGGCACCAGCTGGTACGAGCCGTGGACGTTGCGATCACTTGGAAACGATTGGTTATGTTTCTGGTGCATTGGGTGGCCCAACGACTTTCGTTGAGGACTTCCTTGACCTAGGTACCCGTGACGAGTTGTATGAGTTCCCGAAGAACATCAACCCGATCACATTCATTCCGGGTCGTGGCATCTTGGTAATGGGTCAGAAGACAACCTCACCAGTTTCTTCCGCTCTTGACCGTACAAACGTAAGCCGTATGACCAAGTACATTAAGCGCGAATTGCGTAAGGCCGTGTTTGCCTTCTTGTTCGAGCCGAATGATGCAATCACACGCGCACAGGCAAAGTTCACTGTAGATAATTTCTTGGCAACTTTGATGGATCGTAGAGGTCTTTATGACTTTGCTTCCTTGTGCGATACGTCAAACAACACCCCAGACCGTATCGACAGAAACGAATTGTGGATTGACGTTGCAATCAAGCCGGTCAAGGCCGTTGAATTTATCTACATTCCTGTTAGAATCGTTAATACCGGTGCTGACATTGGAACTGGACGATAAGATTCGTTTAACCGCTCATCAAAAAACCCTGCATTTGCAGGGTTTTTTGTTTGTCTAACACCAAAAAGAAAGGCCGCTTGCGCGGCCTGTTTTCTTAGAATTTCTGTTCGTAGTAGTTCTGTAATCGTTGGTTTAATTTATTCAAAGCCTCTTTCTCTAGATATGTAACGAATTCTGCTTCTGGAAGTTTGTACATTTTCTTGATAAATTCTTTCTCTGTTTTACCAAAATATTCGTCCTTCAATTTCGCTTTTGCACTCTGTAATGCAGTCTTCTTTAGTACATGAACTGTACCATCTTCTTGTCTCTGTAGGTCTGCTAATGCTGCCTCATACATTTTGAATTGTTCTTCTATTGCTGTGATTAATGCTTCGTAGCCATCTTCGAAAGATTCCTTGCTATCCATCTTCTCTGTTTTCGTGTGCGCTAAATTTCTCAT